TCAGCCGAACACTTCTTCAAACGTTGCTGTGATCGTTCGGGAATACGGCCCGGTCTGCGTCTCCGTCCATTCCCTGCAAATCCACTTCCCGGCGCTTCCGTGTGGGGGCACCCAATCGAAGCATTTTACCGCATTGCACTCTGACAAGAAGGCGTCGATTGCGTCGGCTGTGGCGTTCGGCCGGCTGGCGAAGGTCACTTCCCACTTGCGCGGCCTGTTGTTGATGCCAAGTGCAACGCGCTGCTCGTAGCCGTCGCCGTACTTGGCAACTTCAACATTCGGCTTGGTGGTGACGGCGCTTCCATAGCTCGGCACCCATACAAACAGATTCATCTTCTCTTTTCCTTATCGGTACAGCAGCCCACCGGGGCGCTTTTCGGTTGCGATCACTTCAAGGACAACGCTCTTGATTCGTTTTCCAAGCTCTTTCAATGTGCCGTTGCCGCCCTCGGTGTTTTCCTTCTTGGTGTCGCCCGTGTGGTTAATGGTGATATTCACCACGCTGTCGCCAGCGCCCCCGCCGTCGCTCATGGTTACGCCTAGTTTTCCATCGGAACCGCGTTTCAGAGGAAGGATTGCTTCCGGGCCAGCCTCACCCATTAAGCCCGTACCTTTGGCAAACGGAAATAGAGTGGGCGAAGATACGACTTGACCGGAATAAGCCGAAAGGCCGGGTGCATTAGTAAACACATTGCCTTTTGCTGACCCAACGAATACGCCAGCCATACCCGCAACGCCGCCATTACTAGCACCAGAGAACAGAGAACCAAGCGAACCAAGCCAATCGCTTGAACCAGCTGATTTCATGCCGTCTTGAACAAGCTGGAGCATCGCGGCCTGTGCGATCATCTTCGCCGTTGCCTTCAAGAATGAAAGCAGCATGTCTTGAATGCTGTTTTCCATAGGGTCGAAAAGACAATCAACGAATCCATCAGCCATGCTTCGCGCCGCGTCATTGGCAACGGTCGTCAGGTCAAGGAAGGTGCTTTCCCCTTCTTCCTTGACGCCGTGTAGTTTCTCAATGATCTGGTCATAGGTCGCCGGGTCGATCTCGCCAGCGAGCAAGGCAGACTCGGCAAGTGCTTCGTCCTGATTGCGCTGGTTTTGTTGTCCACGTGGCGTCGAGTCGATCAGGCTCTTTAGCCGTGCGTCCTGTGCTTCGTATTCCTGCGTGATCTTCTGAACGTTCGCCAGCTCTTCATCAAGTTGCTTGTTGATCGAGGCGCGAAGGTCGATCNNGTGTCATCGTCGCGTACTTTTTCCCGGCCAAATCGAGCGATAGCTTCTCAACCTCGGACAACTGCATTGCCGTGGTGACGCGGTTTCGCAACTGCTCAATGAGGCGCTGCCCGTCGTTGATGGCCTGTGCCGTCTGTTTCTGATCGCTCAGAAACGAGTTGATCACCTGCGGGTTAGTCTTGGGTGTTTCGGGCGCGGGTGCGTCTGCCTTCTTCCGAAGCTCAACGATGGATTGAAGGTAGCTCTGCTGCTTCTCAAGCCCCGCGATCTGCATATCGAGGTCATGCACGTCGCCGAAGATCACGTCGTTCAGCTTGTTCGTGAACGTCGGTTTGGACAGGGCGTCCCTATCGTCGCGAAGTTTTTGCAGCTTGAGCGAGATTTCATCGATCTTCGCGGCGGCGTTGTCTTCTTCGTCGCCGCTCGTGATCGCCCACCCATACAGATTTTTGGCCTTGACCGCCTCGGTGAATTTGACGATTACATCATTCAGGGCCGGAAGCAAGGGGTTGAAGATCGTATTCGCCAGCCCAACAGCGCCCGTCTTGAGTTTGTCCAGGTTGTCGCCGAATGCTGCGGCCTGCTTGTTGTTCTCTTCTGTGACGCCTGAAAGGTTGATTCCCTCTTCGACAAGATCACGAATCCCGGCGCTACCCTCGGACAGCAGCGGGGCCAACTCTTGCCAGCCCTTGCCCAATGCCTCGGCAGCAACAGCAGCTCGCTTCTGTGGGTCTTCAATGCCCTTGAGTACATCGGCCAACTGTCCAAGCGCGGTGATCGGGTCTTTCGCTGTGACTCCAAGCCTTGCGAACTTCTCGGCGTCGTTGCCCATATTCACAGCGAGCTTATTGACGGCGCTNNTACCGACAGCCCGGTCGATTTCGATAGGTCATCAAGTCGCCCGTGTAGCTCAAGGGTCTGATTTGCGAACTGCGCAATCTGCAACCCTGCGAACGCCCCGGCGATCTTGGAAGCCATGCCGCCGAATGCGGTTTCAATCGCTTTCGCACGTGCCTGTGCCTGCCGTTCGATTTCGCGGGTCTTCTTGTCGGCAATCCGCGCCGCCTTGTCCATACCGGATTCAAAGCCGCCCGTCTTGGCGATCAGGTCAAGCGTTAATGTTCCTAGTGATCTACCGCTCACATTGCCACCATAGTTAGGATATTCATGATTTCGCCCAAACTTGCCGGTGCTTCTTCGTCGGCTTCATGGGGTTTCAGCATCGGCAAGANNCAAGAAGTCGCCGATTTCAGCGTCGCCGCCTGTCAAGCGGTTGATCTGCGTTGCGATGGTTGCAAGCAGTCGGTCAGTGTGGGAGATACCGCCCCGCTGTCTCGCGAAGGCAAACCAGTTTTGTGCCTCTTGATACGAAAGATTTGTCTTTGCTTCCGCTACGGTCTTGCCGCCGATACCGTGAAGCACAAGCTCGTGCCACACGGTTTCGTCATCGGTCAGGCGACTTTTTTTTGATCCATTCCGTTGACTGAGTTAAGCGCCTCAATCAACTTGGTTGCCAGCGCCACATCAAGCCGCAAGGCGTCGTCATAGCTGATCGGCTCTTTGTCTTCACCAAGCAGAACGGCGCTCGAAATCATCCGTGCAGAGCGCGAACGGTCATCAGTGGCATAGATGGCCTCTACATCGCCGAACGACAGGCGCTTGACCCATACGTCGAAGCGGTGCTTATTCCATTCGATTTGAGTCTTGACCGGTTCCGCAGACACGAACCCGCCAGCGTTGCGAATTTCAGCGAGGTTCATAGCGTTACACCTTCGCCGTCAGGGTCGGCATACCGGAGACTTGGAGCGACACTTGCGAGTTAACAACCGTGTTCAGGCTGAAATCGAAGGTCACATCCTGAATGAAGCCCTCGAACGTGATAAAGCTGCGAGTCGTCGGCAAGGTGAAATTGCCCGTGGTAACGGTCGGAGGCGCTACGCCATCAGACCAACCAAGCGCCCATTTGATAACGTCGCCTGCGACGTAGGCAGCGTGCAGGTCTTTGTGTACTGCGTTGGAAGGGTCGAACTGAATCGCGAACTGTGCCGAACCGGGCGACAGCAGCCCCGGCATGAAGGTCTTCGCGTTCAGGGTCAAGTCGGTCGTTTCAATGCTGTCACGTTGCGCCGAAATACCGTTGATGCTCGTCGCCGCAACCGCTTGAACAGTGGTGCCGCCCTTGATCCAATATAGGGTCGTGCCTTGAGTGCTTTTAGCCATTTCTATCTATTCCTTGTGATGTGATGTTGTTACCGCAGTTCGATGAACTGCACCGTGAAAGTGATTCGGAAGGTGTCGCCTTCCTTGCTCGTGCCTAGCCAGCTCGTGACGTGGCAATTGTTTTCAACAGCCCCGCGAATCGCGTTGGCGACCGCCTTGCATTCCGCGCTGCTGTCTGCCCACACGTCGATTTGTGCCGTGATGTGATCGGCTGGCGCGGGGCCGGTTAAGTTGTTGTAAGGGGTGCCGGTGATCAGTTGGAAGGTCGCGTAAGGCGTGTTCTCAAGCTGCGGGGCTTGACCAAATTCAAAGAATCGAACCGGGTTGGCTCCAAGCAGTGCGACGCATTCAGGCGAAGCCTTCACAAGCGCGAACAGGTTCATGCTTTGTCCAGTGCGTTTTTGAGTTCTTCGACTACCGTGTCGAGAACGTCTTGCGCGTTGTT